GGTAGTTTGTACTACACAGATAAGAACGGTAAGACTATGATCGCAGCCACTGCAGAAGATCTTAATGTTACAAAGCCTAAAGCAAAACCTCCTGCAGTTAGACCTAAAGCTCGTCCAGACACACTTACTCGTGCACACCCGATGATGGGTGATATGAGTGTCGCAGAATTTAAAGAACTTAAAAAAACCAATGCTAAAATTAAAGCTGACGAGGCTAAGCGTAAGGCGGCAAAATTGGTAAAAGCTAAAGCCTACTTAAAATCTAAAAAAAGTTAGGTAATAAATAATGACGCAATTTACCCAAGGTAAACCATCTCGTATAAGATCAGTGTACGGTCACAACGAAGGCACTACAACTGAGGATGTCTATACTTGTCCACCTAACTGTGTAGCAGAGGTTACTTTTATTCACGTTGTGAATGGGGGAAATAGTACTAGAACTGTTGTGCTAGCTTGGTATGTTGCTGCTGATGATTACACTTCTCTCTTTTTATCTGATAAGAGTCTTGCTTCAAATGCACATGTAACCTTCAGTGATATTGACCTTGTACTACAATCTGGAGATAAAATAAAGGTTACACCATCTGGAACAGGTCACATCGACACTATCATCACTGCTACAGAGACCTTTGTCCCAGTAGGGTAATAACGGGGTTGCATTATTAGCATTGGTGTGTTATAACTATTTATGTAAAACTATCCTAGCCCAAGTAAGGGTTTACTCAAATTAGGATAGAAGAATGATAAAAAGTATTAAAGGTTTCGCTAACCGTGTATGGGATCGTCATGTTGAACGTATGCAACGCAGAGCAGACTACTGGATACTAAACAATATGTCAGCAAAAGACTTGCGTGACATAGGTATTACACGTACTGAAATAAGGCAGAAAATATATGGGCCGCAACCTCACTGAAAAACAACAAGCATTCTTGGATGCATTGTTTGAAGAAGCCGAAGGCAACCCTGTTAAAGCTCTTAAGCTTGCAGGGTATGCCGAAGGCACGTCTTCTACTACCCTCATGTCTGCTTTAAAAGAAGAAGTAGCTGAGAAAACTAAAGACTTCATCGCAACTCGTGGACCAGCAGCAGCTTGGGCTATGATGCAGGTAATGAGATCCCCCACCGACTTGGGCAACAAAGAGAAGATGGCAGCTGCAAAAGACTTTATGGATCGTGCTGGTTTTGTTAAGACTGACAAAATTGAAGTAAGATCAGAAAGTCCTTTGTTTATCCTGCCTCCGAAAGAAAATGAAAACTAAAACTTGGAAGTTACCTAAACCTGAAAAGGTTGGGGGTGAATGGGAATGGGTACCGTTAGTAAGAGTAGGAAGATTTCTTCCATTTGGCTATGGACAAGACCCTAGTGATGCTGATATACTATTACCAATCCCAGAAGAACTAGAGCTTTTTGAACAAGCTAAGAAGCACTTAGGTCAGTATAGTTACCGTGAGGTATCTGCATGGTTAAGTGAAACTTCTGGTAGATATATCTCCCATGTAGGTTTGTTTAAGAGGGTTAAGATTGAGCAAAAACGTAAGGCAGCAACTTCAATCCAACGCTTCTACGCCGAAAAATATAAAGAAGCAGCAGAAAAAGCGGAAAAGCTTGAAAGCAACCGACTTGGTAAAAGACAGCCAGTCGGAGAAAGTTCCAGCTCAGGTTAAGCCTGCACCGATTGATGTAATACAAGCTCAACGAGAAATACTCTTTGAGCCTAACCCAGGCCCACAGACAGACTTCCTCGCATCTACTGAGCAGGAGGTACTTTATGGAGGATCTGCTGGGGGCGGTAAGTCCTACGCAATGGTAGCTGACCCAGTTCGCTACTTGAATAACCCTAACGCCCAGATGCTTTTAGTTCGTCGTAGTACAGAGGAACTAAGGGAGCTTATCTCAGTATCTAAACAACTATACCCACGGGCTATCCCAGGTATTAAGTTTATGGAAAGAGATAAGACTTGGGTAGCTCCTAGTGGTGCTACTCTCTGGATGTCTTACCTTGACCGTGACGATGATGTCATGAGGTACCAAGGGCAGGCTTTTAACTGGATTGGTTTTGATGAGCTTACTCAGTGGGCTTCACCTTATCCCTGGAACTACATGAGGTCACGCTTACGTTCTACCTCGACCAGTGGACTGCCTCTCTACATGAGGGCTACTACTAACCCTGGAGGTCCAGGCCATCAGTGGGTTAAGAAGACTTTTATTGATCCTGGTACTCCTAGGAAACCTTTCTGGGCTACTGATACTGAAACTGGTGAAACTATTGCTTGGCCTAAAGGCCACTCAAGAGAAGGCCAACCTTTATTTAAGAGAAGGTTTATCCCTGCCACTCTGTTTGATAATCCCTATCTTGCAGATGATGGTATGTACGAAGCTAACCTACTATCACTCCCAGAGCATCAGAGAAGACAGTTGCTTGAAGGGGATTGGGATGTCAACGAAGGCGCAGCTTTCCCAGAGTTTAATAGATCAATTCACGTCATTGAACCCTTTGAAATACCACACAGCTGGGCAAGATTTAGAGCCGCAGATTATGGTTACGGATCTTACAGTGGCATAGTCTGGATTGCAGTCGCACCAGATGAGCAACTAATTGTTTATCGTGAGATGTATGTCCAGAAGGTTTTAGCTACAGACCTTGCAGATATGATATTAGAGGTTGAGTCTGAAGAGAAGATACGTTACGGTGTACTCGATAGTTCCTTGTGGCACAAACGTGGTGATACTGGTCCTTCTCTAGCAGAGCAAATGATTGTTAAAGGGTGCCGATGGAGACCTGCAGATAGATCTAAAGGTTCTAGAGTATCAGGTAAAAACGAGATACACAGACGACTGCAGGTGGACGAGTTTACAGAGGAACCTAGACTAGTTATCTTTAATAGTTGCAGAAATCTAATCTCACAACTCCCATCTATACCATTAGATAAAAACAACCCTGAAGATGTAGACACTCACGCAGAAGATCACCTTTATGACGCACTACGTTACGGTGTAATGACAAGACCAAGAAGTAGTTTATTTGATTATAACCCAGCTTCAAACACGGGGTTCCAAGCAAGTGATCCTAATTTCGGTTACTAAGGAAAAATCATGGCAGAAGAAGACAACAACTTTACTAGCGACGAAATGTACATGGATGACATAGAGTCTTCTCATATTGAAGACCGTGGTGATCCAGAGGATTACAATGACCCGACTGTTGGTAACATTGTAGGATTCGTTGAACAGAAGTTCTCTAAAGCTGACACTGCACGTCACTCTGATGAGCAACGCTGGATTAAAGCATACAGAAACTATCGTGGTATCTACGGTCCAGATGTACAGTTTACTAGTACTGAAAAGTCTAAGATCTTTGTTAAAGTTACAAAGACTAAAGTACTTGCGGCTTACGGACAGATCACTGACGTTTTGTTTGGTGGTAACAAATTCCCTATTACTATTGATCCTACAACTCTTCCAGAGGGTGTGTCTGAATCTGTCTACTTTGATAGTAACCCACAGGTTGACCAGATGAGTAAGCAAGCTGGTACTGATGAGCTTCAAAAGCTTATGCCAGGTGAAACGCTTGTAGACTTTAAAGAGAGAGTTGGCGGAATGCAGGAGAAGCTTTCTCCTGTAGAAGATAAACTTAAAGAAGGTCCAGGTACTACACCTACAGCCATTACCTCTCACCCTGCAATGGTTGCAGCTAAGAAGATGGAAAAGAAAATACATGACCAGCTAGAAGAGTCTAACGCCAATAAGCAACTACGTACAGCTGCTTTTGAATGCGCACTTTTTGGTACTGGTATTATGAAAGGTCCATTTGCTCTTGATAAAGAGTATCCGAACTGGGATGAAAACGGTGACTACAATCCAACCATTAAAACTGTGCCACAAACCTCTAGTGTTTCTATCTGGAACTTGTACCCTGACCCTGATGCTTCTAATATGGAAGAAGCTTCCTATGTAATTGAACGTCACAAGATGTCTCGCAGCCAGCTACGTGCTTTGAAGCGTAGACCTTTCTTCCGTGAGAATGCTGTAGATGCTGCTATTGACATGGGTGAGTCCTACACTAAAGAGTGGTGGGAACAAGTCATGGAGGATGCAGGTCAGGAAACTAAATCAGAACGATATCAAGTCCTAGAGTTTTGGGGGTATGTAGATACCTCTATGTTAGAAGATCACGATATTGATATCCCTAAAGAGTTGAAGAATGCAGAAGAAGTAAGCGTCAATATCTGGATTTGTAATGGACAAGTACTTCGTCTTGTAATGAATCCTTTCACTCCTTCATACCTACCTTACTACGCAGTACCATTCGAGGTTAATCCTTACAGCTTCTTTGGTGTAGGTATTGCTGAGAACATGGACGACACACAGACCCTGATGAATGGTTTCATGCGTATGAGTGTAGACAATGCTGCACTGTCAGGTAATCTTCTTATTGAGATTGATGAGACTAACTTAGTACCGGGACAGGATCTGTCTGTGTACCCTGGCAAAGTCTTTAGGCGTCAAGGGGGTGCTCCTGGTCAGAGTATCTTTGGAACTAAGTTCCCCAACGTATCTAATGAGAACATGCAGATGTTTGACAAAGCACGTCAACTCTCTGATGAGTCTACAGGCTTAGCATCATTCTCCCACGGACAGACAGGTGTATCTGGAGTAGGTAGAACTGCATCAGGTATCTCAATGCTTATGTCAGCTGCTAATGGTAGCATCAGGACTGTAGTTAAGAACGTAGATGACTATCTACTAGGTCCACTGGGTAAAGCTTTCTTTAGCTTTAATATGCAGTTTGACTTCGACCCAGAGATAAAAGGTGACTTGGAAGTTAAAGCACAAGGTACTGAAAGCCTGATGGCTAACGAAGTACGCAGTCAGAGACTCATGCAGTTTCTTGGTGTCGTCAGTAATCCAGCCCTTGCACCTTTTGCAAAAATGGATTATATTGTTCGTGAGATTGCAAAGAGCATGGACCTTGATCCTGACAAAGTTGCAAACTCTCTGGGTGATGCTGCTGTACAAGCAGAGATACTCAAGAAGTTCCAAGAAGCTAATCCACCACCAGCACCACCTCCAGGTGCACCAGCACCTCAAGGAGGCCCACAGGGTGCTCCAGCAGGGGTACAAGTACAAGACACCACCGGAAGCGGTGGAGGTCAGATAGGTACAGGTACAGCCCCAACTCCAGGTGAGCAAGGCTTCTCAGCTAATACAGGTCCAGTTCAATAATGCACAATCTTAAACCTATGGTAAATGATAAGGCTCTTTGGGAATCTTTTCTTGCAGAGTTACAAGAACGTCTCAATGATGTACATAGACAAATGGAACAAGCTCATACTCCTGAAGATCTATTTCGTTTGCAAGGCCATGCAGCCTGCCTAAACAAGTTTAAATTCTTGAGGGATAAAGTTAATGGCTGAAGTTAAGACTTATCCAATAAAAAATTAAAAGAGATTGGATTTTATGTAGAAAAACCCCACGGAAAACCTAGAGAAATTAAAAAGGAAAGTTTCCTTAGTAGTATACTAGAGAAGTTTGGATTTGCCCAAGGAGGCGTAGTAGACGACATGAATAGACAAATGGAAATGTTCGCAGTAGGTGGGCTTAGCGACGATGGCATGACCCGTGACCCAGTGTCAGGTAATGATATTCCCCCAGGTTCTATGGCAGAAGAAGTACGGGATGATATCCCAGCACAACTCTCTGAGGGTGAGTATGTCGTACCTGCTGATGTTGTTCGTTTCTTTGGTGTAAAATACTTTGAAGATCTACGCACAGAAGCTAAAATGGGCTTGTCAAACATGGAAGCTAATGGTAGAATAGGTGGTGAACCTGTTCCTTCTGGTGGTCCTATGGCTGGTCCTACTGAAAGTGCTCTAACTCCAGAAGAGATGGCTACACTAGCAGAGATGGGTATGAACGTAGGTGGCTTTGTACCACAGCAACCACCCCCAGAAGCTATTGGTAATCCTGTCCAGACTATGGAAAGCAGAAAAGATATTAAAGGTTATGCACCAGGTGGTGATGTAACAAGTTTTAATCCATCAAATTACGGACTTGGTTTTAGTGTCTTTGGACAACCATCTGGTACCGAAGATGCAACAGTTCCTTCAACTGTACCATTGTATTCCCCAGACGGTGTGATGAGGTCTCTCACCCTACCTGCTGAACAAGCAGAGTACGACCGTCTTATTGCAGAGGGTTGGTCTACAGAGATGACTGCAGAAACCTCTGTAGGTAAATCTGATGAAAGAGATAACAGTCCACCTAAGACAGATGACCCCGTATTTAAACCTAAGACTCTAGATGAATTACAGGCTGACCTTAAAAGGCTTAATGATCCTATAAGTGCTGATACAATTATGCTAAGTGTCTTAGGTGGCCTAGGGCTTAATAAAATTACAAGTCTTTTTGGTAAAGGTGATTTAATAGAAATTGCAAGAGAGTCTTTAGAAAACCAAATTAAGACATTAAAAACTGAACAAGGCAGTGATACTAGCGTAGATAAACCTAAAGTAATTGAACCTGCAGTTAAATCTACGATATCTAATGACCTGGCTATTAAACAGGCTAAAGATAAAAAAGATAAGTTCCAAACTGTCGCAAAAGCTGCATTAGACCCAACATCAACAGGACAACAGCAATCTGCGGGCATTGTAGCAGACTCAAAAGACCCAATAGATACTCAGAAAAATCTAGACGATGTAAACGCAGCCCTTGAAAACATAGCAGCAGGTGGCTCCGGTGGGTTTAAGACAGGCGGCTTTGTTTCTAAGCGTACTAAGAAAAAGAAAAAATAATACCTAACAACAATAATAATAAGGCTACCCAGCAATAATGCTGGCCCCAACATAAGGAAGACAATATGTCTGAAATGACTCAAGTAGAACCTCAGAAAACAGCTGGCTTTGTAGACCGTGGGTTTAACCACTCTAAACGTAAAGCTCAGCTTGAGAATGAAGAAAAAGAAATTGCTCGTCTTGAAGCTATTCAACGAGGTGAAGAAGAACCCGATGAAGAGCAAGCAGTAGAACCTGAGGGTCAACAAGAAGAAGTTAAGGCTAAGGAGGAACCTGAAGAGGATGACTCCAAGTTAGAACCAGAAGAGCGTACCTTTAAGAAACGATACGGTGACCTACGGCGTCACATGGAGAGTAAAGAAAAAGAGTGGGATGATAAGTTTGAATCCCTAAAGACTAATGCAGAACGTAAAGGTATAGTTCCACCCAAGTCAGATGAAGACATTGAGAACTGGGCGAGAGAGTACCCCGATGTAGCTGGCATAGTAGAGACTATCGCTGCTAAGAAAGCAAAGGAACTCTTTGATAAAGCAGATGCTAGACTACAAAAGATTGACGAAGCAGAGGCAGATGCCTACCGACTCAAGTCAGAGAATGCTATTAGAGAAGCTCACCCTGACTTTGATGACCTTCGTAACGGAGACCCATTCCATGACTGGGCAGAGGAACAACCTAAGTGGGTTAAGGATGCTCTCTATGAGAATATGGATGATCCAGCCTCAGTTGTTCGAGTCATTGACTTATATAAATCAGATAAAGGTCTTACTAAAGACCGTAAGAAAGCTACGAATAAGGCAGCAGCCACTTCGATAGCTAGAGGTTCCAGAACTAAAGTAGACGCCGAAGGATCTTCCCAACAGATTAAAGAGTCTGATGTGGCAAGAATGTCTTCTGCTGAGTTCGAGAAACGTGAAGAAGATATTACAGAGGCCATGCGTTATGGAAGATTCCTCTATGATATTACTGGTTCTGCACGATAAACTGTTGACATCAGTTATGTCTTCAGTATAACTAGAGGTCAAGTGTGGGCCTTCACTATAGAACTACCCCACCTTTATCCTTTCCTTCACATTAAAAAGCTAAAACATCAGAAGACTTACCTGTCAAAGTATAGGCCCAGTCTTACTTGGTTGGCCAAACCATGTACGTCTGCACCCTAGAAATATTTCAGCCTCTTCGTCTTGTTCAGCTTCTTTGAGTTAAGGTGTATACCTTACACTCGTATACATCTTTGAATCATAAGCCAAACATTCTAGGAGAATTACAATGGCATTCGCAACAACAGGTGGACACGGGAACTTGCCCAATGGCAATTTCAGCTCCATAATTTATTCCAAAAAAGTACAACTCGCATTCCGCAAATCTACAGTATCTGGTGATATTACTAACTCCGATTATTTCGGAGAGATCGCAAATCAGGGCGATACAGTAAAAATTATTAAAGAACCTGAGGTAAGCGTTTCAGCCTACACACGTGGTGCTCAGATCACTGCACAGGACTTGGATGATGCCGATTTCTCGTTGACCGTAGATAAAGCTAACTACTTTGCTTTTAAAATGGACGATATCGAGGAAGCGCACAGCCACGTCAATTTCATGGACCTTGCTACCAACCGTGCGGCTTACCGCTTGGCTGATCAGTACGACCAAGAAGTCTTGGGCTACTTGGCAGGTTACAAGCAGACTGCTTTGAACGCTTCTGCTGATGCAGTAAACGATCAGACTAACGGAACTCTCGCAGTTTCCACAGCTGGTACAGATGAACTTCTAACTAACATGAAGTTGATCAAAGGTAGCTTTGGAAATATTACTACCAGTTCTGCTGGCGATCATTCCATTCCTTTGGCTGCACGTCTGCCAGGTGCAACAGCACTTTCCACGTCAGTAGTTTCACCAGCAATGGTTGTAGCACGTATGGGTCGCCTTCTTGATCAACAGCAAGTTGATACACAAGGTCGTTGGCTTGTAGTAGATCCTGTATTCATGGAAATCCTGCGTGACGAAGACTCTCGTCTTTTCAACTCAGACTTCGGTGAATCTGGTGGCCTTCGTAATGGTCTTGTCTTGAATAACTTCCACGGCTTCCGTGTATATACTTCAAGCAACTTGCCTTCAGTGGGTACTGGTTCAGGTACAACTGGTACAGCAAACCAAGATACTAACTACGGTGCTATCGTAGCTGGTCATGATTCTGCTGTAGCAACTGCCGAGCAGATCAACAAAACTGAGAGCTACCGTGACCCTGACAGCTTCGCTGACATTGTTCGTGGTATGCATCTATACGGTCGCAAAATCCTTCGTCCTGAAGGTATTGTAACCGCTAAATATAACGCAGCATAAGGGAGGATAAACTTATGGCTACTTTAACTACATTTTTAGCACCCACTCGTGGAGCAGGTAATCCTTCACGTAAACCCTACATGATCGAAAATACAATTGACCTTACTTCAAGTGCAATTGATTGTTCATCTGGTGACATTGTTCAAGCACTTACTGTGCCTGGTTCACACGTCATTCTATGGACTGGTGTGCAAGTTATGGAAAGTGCAACTCAAAATACTGGTACAGATGCTACCATTCTTTTGGGTACAGCGGTTGACCCTAACGAGTACATCACTGCATTTGATATTGATGGTGCTGCAGATCTTGCATATGCACCAACAGTAGCTCAAGCAGGTGTCCTTGTCAATGCTTCTGCAGATACATTGGACCTAACCTTTGCTGGTTCTGGTGCAAGTTTCACTGCTGGTAAACTTCGTGTGTTTGCCATGTTGATGGATGTCTCTGAAGTTGGTGTTCACACTGCTGCAACAGCAGCCCGTGACAACACTTAAATAACTAAATATTGGGGCTGGCTTAGGCTGGCCCCATTATTGTATCTTAAGGAAGTTTAGAATGTCCACATATGTAGAGCTTACAAATGAACTACTAAGACGGTTAAACGAAGTTACACTAGAAGTATCTGGTGATGGGTTTGATACGGTTCGTAATGTACAGGCTCTCTCTAAGGATTCTATTAATAATAGTATCCGTGCTATTCTGCAAGATGGTCAGGAGTGGCCTTTCTTAAAACAAACTCAGGTACAAACACTTACAATAGGTACTAGTCAGTACGCTTTTCCAGCAAATATGGCTTCAGTTGACTGGGATACCTTTTATCTTAAAAAATTAAATTCTGCAAATAATCAACCAAAAAGACTTTCACCCCTTTCCTATGAAGAATATGTATCTCGTTTTAGACAAAAAGATGACAATGTAGATTTGACTGTAGGAGACTCTGCAACAGAGTACGTATATCAAACCTACGAAGCTAAGTTCGGCGTGACACCTGTCCCAAACAAAGCCTATCAAGTAGAGTATATCTATTGGTCTTTTCCTGCAGATATGACTCTTTTTGATGATGTTACTGTAATACCCACAAGATTTAAACACGTTATTGTCGACGGTGCTATGATGTACATGATGCGTTTTAGAAGCAATGAGCAGAGTGCAGCTATTCACCAACAGAACTTTCAAGATGGTATTAAGTCTATGAGACGTATTCTACTAGATGATAAGCTTTCTTTACGATCTACTGTACTACAAAGGTCTTTTGGTAATGGCTGATAATCTAGCCTCATATAAAGTTTTTTGTGCAGGTGGTCTTAACACTAGTCGTGATGTTCTTTCCCAAGGGGAAACTGCACCTGGCTCTGCCATTACTTTAATTAACTATGAACCAGCTGTTACTGGCGGCTATCGTAAGATAAGTGGCTATAGTAATGATTATGGCACAGTTGGTGGAACTGGCAATGTCCTTGGTGTAGCTGTTATTGATGGCATACACGATGGAGTACTAGCAGCACGTAAGCCTAGCTCTGGAAGTAACTACCTACACAGGTGGAATCCTTCAGGTGATGGCAGTTGGGTTGCTATAAACTCCAGCCTAGTTGCCAATGATAGAAATGGTGTATGCCTCGCACAGACTACTGGCGGTTCAGCTAATCTAGTTATCAACGGTGCCTTACACTCAAGTAACACAATTAACTTTACCACTGCAGCATCACTACAACCTAGAAAAGTTACTATCTTTTCTGCTGGTGGAGATGTATCAGGTATAACTCTTACTGTTACAGGCACAGACTATTTAGGCAGTGCTCTTGTAGAAATAGTAACAGGCCCAGCTGCAGATGCTACGGTAACAAGCACAAACTTCTTTAATACTATTACTCAGATAGCAGCCAGTGGTGCTGTTACAGGTAATATTGAAGTGGGATCAGGCGCTGGTCAATACAGACCTGCTGCACCTACAATGACAAACGTAACTAAAGTAAGGTTCCTTAAGTATAATTGGTCAGGTGCAAAAACTGTTCTGACTGATGGAATAAATCCTGCTGCTACTTATGACGGTAGTAATTACATTCAGATCACAGATACTGCAGCACCAAACAGTCCTAAACATGCTGCTTCTTTTTCTAAGCACATGTTCTTAGCTGGTGACCCAACTGATAACTTTAACTTATACTTTAGTGCACCTCTTGCAGAGACAGATTTTTCACCAGCCAATGGTGCAGGAGTAATTAATGTAGGATTTCCTATTGTCGCAATAAAAGCTTTCCGTGATCAACTTTATATCTTTGGTTCAACTAATATTAAAAGGCTTGAAGGTCAGAACCTATCTAATTTTGTTTTAAAAGAAGTAACAGATGACCTAGGCTGTATGGCAACAGATAGCATAATTGAAATTGGTGGTGACTTACTGTTTCTTTCTCAAGATGGCCTACGTCCTATCTCAGGGACTAACAAAATTGGTGATGTAAATCTAGAGACAGTCTCTAAAGACATTCAATCCATCTTTACTGATATTGTTTTTAAGATAGACCTTGAGCAGTTAGATGCTGTGGTTGTACGACAGAAAACACAGTTCCGTTACTTTATTGGTTCAGCAGATGGACAAGGAGTTATTGGTGGCTTTAGGCAGTCGCCTAATGGACTGCAGTTTGAGTATGGTCAGATGCTTGGTATATCTACTACCTGTGCTGCAAGTGGTTACATAGGTCAATCTGAGTTTGTAATTCATGGGGATACTACTGGTAAAGTACATAAACAAGAGGAAGGTAATGACTTTGACGGTCAACCAATCTTTAGTATATTCCAGACACCTTTCTTTCACATGCAAGATCCAGAACAACGTAAGATTTTTTATACAGTTGCAACCTACATGCGTTCTGAAGGTGACAATGAAATTGTTATGTCTGCTCTGTATGATTACGAAGACACAGAAACCCTCAGTCCAACTAACTTTACACTAACAACTGCAGGGGCTGCAGCCTACTTTAATGAGGCATTATACGACAGTACAGCTATTTTTGATGGTAATCCAGCACCTGTTAGACGTACAAACATTTCGGGTTCAGGTAAATCCGCATCACTTAAATATGTAACAAATGATACAAACGCATCACACAGCATTCAAGGTCTTGTGATGACGTTTGGAGTAGGAGATAGGTTGTAACATGGCAGGATATACTAGACAGTCTGCAGCTGACATTACCGCTAATGCGGTTATTAAAGCTACACCAATAAACGCAGAATTAAATGCACTACTTGCTGCCTTTAACAAAGACACAGGTCACAAGCACGATGGGACTACTGCAGAAGGTGCTTTTGTACCTTTAATTGCTGACACAGATGGCTTAAACAAAATACTTGTTGATCAAACCAACAATCGTTTTGGTGTGTTTGTAGAGGTTAGCTCGACTGCCACAGAGCAGGTTCGCTTTCAAGATGGTGCTATTATTCCTGTAACCGATAATGATATTGATCTAGGCGGATCGACTCTAGAGTTTAAAGACTTATACCTAGATGGCACTGCTCACATTGACACGCTAGACGTTGATGCAAACGCAGGTATTATTGGTGCGCTTACTGTAACTGGTGTCACCGCCTTAAATGGCGGTCTGACTATGGACAGCAACAAGTTTACCGTTGCAGATACAAGCGGTAACACAGCCATTGCAGGTACGCTTGCAGTAACTGGTGCTACAACACTGGCTGCTACTTCCTTTGGGGATGCTAACATTACTAACGTAGGTAATATTGCACTTGATAGTATAACGGCAGATGGTTCAACTATTACAATAACTGGTAATACTACCTTTGCCGATGGTGCTTTTGACTTTAACATTGCGTCTCACGATACTTCAAATGGTTTAAAACTTGGTGGCACATTAGTTACATCAACCGCTGCAGAGCTTAACATCTTGGACGGTGTTACTTCTACTACAGCAGAACTGAATCTTCTGGATGGTGTAACTTCTACTACAGCTGAGCTTAACATTCTTGACGGTGTAACTTCTACTGCTGCAGAGCTTAATATCCTTGATGGTGTTACCTCTACTGCTGCAGAGCTTAATATCCTTGATGGAGTCACTTCTACAGCAACAGAGTTAAACTTGCTTGACGGTGTTACAGCCACTACTGCAGAGCTTAATTACAACGACACAGGTGCAGCCGTAGGTACGGTTGTTGCAAGTAAAACTGTGACTGCAGATGCAAATAAAGATGTAACAGGTCTACGTAATGTCACAGCCTCTGGTAATATTATTATCGGTGACGGAGCTAACATTGGTTCTGCTTCTGACACTGATGCTATAGCAATTGCCTCTGATGGTGATGTTACTGTAAGTCAAAACCTGCTTGTTTCAGGTAACTTGACAGTCACAGGTACACAAACAGTTGTAGACACAGTGACAATGAACGCAGCTAATGCTCTGGTGTTTGAAGGTGCAACAGCTGACGATCACGAAACTACACTTACTATTGTTGATCCCACTGCAGATCGTACAATTAACTTGCCAAACCAAAGCGGTACTCTGGCACTATTGGCTGCTGCAAGTAATGTAGCTATTACATCTACCCCTGCGGAGTTAAACCTACTAGACGGGGTTACTGCTACAACTGCTGAGTTAAACTTACTGGATGGTGTAACTGCAACTACAACAGAGTTAAACATCATTGATGGTGTTACGGCTACTACTGCAGAGCTTAATATCATGGATGGCGGTACTAGTGTTACATCTACTACATTAGCTGATGCTGATGGTGTTGTAGTTAATGACGCAGGTACTATGAAGCAGGTCGCTATGAGCGACATTAATACTTACATGCAGAATAACTTAAACACGCAAGCAAATCTAACTACAGTTGGTGCGCTTGATGCTGGTTCTATTACGAGTGGCTTTGGTACTATTAACACAGGCTCATCTGCTATTACCACAACTGGTGCAGTAACCTTTGGTAGTCTAAATGACGGTACTATTGGAGTCACAGCTTTTGTTGATGAAGACAACATGTCATCTAACAGTGCCACTCTTATACCTACACAACAAAGTGTTAAGGCGTATGTAGATTCGGTTTCAGCTACAGCTAATAACGTTACTGGTCTTACGGCTACAGGCGCAGAGCTAAACATACTTGACGATGCTACCGTCACTACGGCAGAACTAAATATATTGGACGGTAGTGCTACTACACAGGCTACAGTTACTCTTGCAGGTACAGACGGTGTTGTAATCAGTGACGCAGATGTAATGAAGCAGGCTCTTGTATCAGACTTTGATACATATATGGCAACTACAACTAAAACCTTAACCAATAAGACACTTACAAGTGCTGTACTTAATGGCACAACTCTTGTTGGTGGTGATTTTATTACAGCCTCTAATGCTGATCTTGACTTAGCTCCACATGGAACAGGTACAGTTGTTGTAAGAGGCAATAGTAACTCAGGTGCAGTAGTATTTAACTGTGAAAGTAATAGCCACGGGCAGAAGGTCTTTGGACAGCCACACTCTGCAGGTGTTACAAATACTTTAATGTTACCGGCAGGTGCTAACTCAACTTTAGTATCTCTTGTATCTACAGACACACTTACTAATAAAACTTTAACGTCACCTAAAATTAATGAGGATGTAGCAGTAACTTCAACAGCTTCAGAAATAAATGCACTGGACGGTATTACCGCTGTTGTAGGTGAACTTAATGCCTTAGACATTGGTAGCACGGCAGTCGGTACAGCAGTTGCCTCTAAGGCAGTTATACTAGACTCCAGCAAAGACTACACTGGCATTAGAAACTTCAGCATCACAGGCAACCTATCAGTCGGTGGTACTACAACTGTAGTTAATACAGTCACTATGAATGCTCAGAACGCAGTGTTGTTTGAGGGTGCAACTGCAGATGCACATGAGACTACTCTTAGTATTGTAGACCCTACAGCAGACAGGACAATTAATCTGCCAAACCAATCAGGAACTATCCCTGTACTGGCAGCTGCAAGTAACACTGCAATTACCTCTACTCCTGAAGAGTTGAACGTACTAGATGGCATCACTGCTGTAGTAGGAGAGCTTAACGCACTAGATATTGGTAGCACTGCGGTAGGTACGGCAGTTGCTTCTAAGGCTGTGATACTGGATTCTAACAAAGACTACACTGGAATACGTAACCTTACCGCAACAGGTACAGTTGCTACAGGTGCAATTACTGCTGGTGGCAACCTCACCCGTGGCGGCACGGTTATAGCAGACGGAAGCATAACTGATACGGGTAACTTCACACTAGACGTTGCAGGAAACATTATACTTGATGCTGATGGTGGTTTTGTAGCTGTAAAAGACGCAGGAACAGAAATTGGAAACTTAGGCAACTCTTCTTCTAATTTTGCAATTACAGCGGCTGTTCAAGATAAAGATATTCTTTTTAAAGGCAATGATAATGGTTCAGTAATTACCGCCCTTACCCTTGATATGTCAGCGGCTGGTGCAGCTACGTTTAACAACAGTGTAAAAGCTAAGACATATCAAGAAACATACGCAGCTAAGTCAGCGGCATCTACCGTTACTTGTGACCTTGCGACAGCCCAACATTTCTCTGTGACCGTATCGGCTAATACTACATTCGCATTCACCAACCCACCTTCTAGTGGAACTTCCTTTTCGTTCACCTTGATTGTCACTCAGCACAGTACTGCCGTTACACTGACATGGCCTAACACAGTCGATTGGGCGGGTGGCTCAGCCCCTGATGTTGCAGGTAATAACGAAGTACAGGCATACGGTTTTGTGACCAGAGATGGCGGAACAACTTACTATGGTTTCCTTGGAGGAACAGCAATTGCGTAACGGATTCGAAAAAGTATTTATGGGTGCTGCTGGCAGTGCTGGGGGCGCTGGTCTGGATGTGGATGATGTGTTCAGCACTCATCTCTATACTGGTAATGCTACTGAACGTGACATAGTTACTGGCATAAACTTAGCTGATGAAGGAGGGCTGCTCTGGATAAAGAACAGGGCGCAGAATTCAGATCATAGCCTATGGGATACTGATGGGGGGGCTAGAAAATCCTTAAATTCAAACAGCACTCAGTCTGCATATTATAGTTCATCACAAAGCCCAGCGAATAAAGATTTAAAATCGATTAACGACAATGGATTTAGTATATTCAACGCCAACTACAACGCTAATGTAAATACCAACAGTGTTGGTTACTCTTCTTTCAGTTTTCGAAAGGCTCCAAAGTTTTTTGATGTGGTGACTTATACTGGAAATGGTACTGCGGGGCGTACTGTGAGCCATAACCTCTCAGCCGTACCAGCCGTTATGATTGTAAAGTGCGTGAGCACTGGTGGGCATTGGGGGGTCTACCATCGCTCTACTTCTAGCGAACCCGAAAAAGATTATTTGTTGCTTTCGGAAACTGCCGCCGCATACTTAAACCAAGACCTAGTATGGAATAATACAGCACCTACATCAACTGAATTTACACTAGGGTCTAACACAGTTGGAAACGGTAATAACGAAACATACGTCGCATATTTATTCGCACATCATGATGGTGACGGAGAATTCGGCCCTGATGGTGACCAAGATATTATCAAGTGTGGGAGTTATACGGGTAATGGTTCTTCCACTGGCCCTGTAATTGATCTTGGCTTTGAACCGCAATGGCTTATGATAAAAGGCTCATCGATTGCTAAAGAATGGCGCATATTTGATGTGATGCGAGGGATGCCTGTAGACGGATCAGGAGCATTTCTTGAAGCAAACTCAACTGCAGCAGAGCAAACTGACACTGGGCCTTTAGCCCTTAGCGCAAATGGCTTTCGGCTTACTCAAGGGGGCAGCGAAACAAATAATAATAATGACACCTACATCTACAT